ATTAGTTTGGTAATTGTAATTAGTAATTGCACCACTGGCAGTATTATCAACATCCGCGTAACCAGCATCAATGAAATAATCAATTTTCTCGATTATCTCAGATTTGATGTCATCATGATTATCTACAGTATATGCAAAGATAAATGGTGAGTCAAGATATTGTATTTTACTCATTTTTATTCTTACGTCCGCGCTTTTTACGTTTCTTCAATCGTTGGTCCATCAATTCTTGATAAATGTCAACAAGTTCTTCCTCATCAAAATACTCAATATGTGTATTTTTATTAGGATCAAACCATTCATAGAACTCATCACCAAGGGCGATAGCATCTTCCATGCGACCTTTCCGCATCAGATACTTAAATCTACGATTGCGGTTAGATAGAATAGATTCTACTTGGTCGCTTAGTTTCTGCTGCTTACTCATCAATGCACTCCAAACGATTGTTAAGATGGTCATAGGACACAAGTTTGTATCCTTTCAGTTTGTTCTCTATACTATGATAAAACTCAAGCGGAAACTTGTGGTGATACACCCAAAACGCTTTCTTCTCAGTATCAGTGCAAGTACCTTTAGGTCTCACACTCATATTATCATAGTTTATCTCCAACCACTTGCGTAGGTCAGAGATTACAAATTGTGATAGTCGTTGTGCCTTAATCATTTAACAAAGATAGCATAGGTTTGAAGGTCATGTTCTTGTTGCAAATCTGCTGCTTGCTTGACAAGATTACACATGTGTGCTACATGTTCGATGTCTTCATCGCAAGGTTCAAAATCATAAGCAGCATCCCATTCTACTGTGCCATCGACACAAACAGGAGCACCAAACACAGAACCATCATCATCAATGGCATAAGCATTGCCATCAGAAACCAAGTAGAAGCGCGGAGCAGTCATTGGAGGAAAGAGGAGAGGATACTATAATTTAGCACACTTTGGTGCTGGTGTCAAGCGATTACCGCTTGTAGAGATAACCGCCTGCCCAATCAGCATTATCAAACATGAACTCACGTTCCTTGATGATAAGCATATTGAAACGCACACCTTTAGCGGGTGCTTTTACTGATGCTGCCTTATAGACTTCACCAGTCTTCTTATCAATGAAAGCGTGGATAGAACTACGCTTGTCATCAATATACATCCAAATCTTGTGATACTTACGACCAGAAGAATCTAACTGGAAGTCATAATCACACTCACCACGACGCAGTGCTTCAAGACGCTCTACAAAATAGTTGCCTTGAACTGAAGCACCATTACCATAAGTGTACTCATAATCAGCGATAGAACGCTTGCAAGACTTGATGCTGTAAGCAATGTAATCTTCACGCAGTTTATCACACAGAGTCAGACAATGCTCGACAATCTTGATCTGGATGTGATTACGAGCATCCTGAGTAGCAACGAAGTCGCTAAACTCTTGCTTGGTAGGATTGGGAAGCGAAATCATGGTGCTCTCTTGACTACCTTGATAATATAAGGCATCAAGCGGTCCCTGGCAAGAGGTCATGGACACTTATACAACTGGCACCCAGGGGTGGCGTCATCGCAGAGTATGGTGTAACTTTGGTCGCCAACTTACCCACCTTCTTAGCATTTACTGGAGAATAGATTTGCATAGTTTTCTTCTTCAAGAATCCCCAGATAGTCTTCACTTGTTCAGTAGTATATGAATACTCACGCTCATCAACTAACCAGATTGCGTGGTATTGTTTGTTCCAATCACGCTGAACTTCATAATGATAGTTGTCAGGTGCTTGAGGTAGTGTGATACTAGACATAAGGGTTAGAATGAAGTGTGCGGTAGAACTTGATTGTGGGTGCTCCCAATGCCAATCTTTGCAATTTTATCTTAAAATGCCAATGAAAGTCGCTTGGTTGGTAATCTTGAAACATATTGTCATAGATGTCAAGTTTTGCACTATTGACATTCCAATGATTGATTAGTATGTCTTTAATACTATACCAAGCGGTGTATATTGGCATCAACTCTACGTTTAATTCATCATGAAATACGTCACCATGTTGAGAGAAGTGATTAGCAAATACAACACCAGTTAAATTAGATGAAAACTTATCTACTACTCTGTATGCTTCATCTTCTAATACATGAGAAACAGATGACAGAGTATTATATGAATATCCACATTTGAATATCGTACTATTTGTGGCATCTCTAATATCTTTGGAGAAATAATATATTGGGATGTCAGTGTTAATATGGAAATAAGATTTAATATCTTCCATTGTACGCTCACGCTGACCAATATGAAATACTGGATTACCTTTCCATATGGTATTTGGTGGAGTGATGGCACAATCAAACCCATCAAGATCTATATCAATCTGATTACATAATTGTTTCTCGCATTGATATAAAACTGAGTTTGGTTTACTAACAGTATTAAATTGTGGATAAAAGAAATGATTAGATGTATGTTTTTCACCACATACACTCTTTTCAAACATTACTAAATCATACATCCTTACATTGTTTACAATCTAAACCATCAAGATATTCCTGTATTTTTTCTGCATTTTTGAGTAATTCATCTACACCCTTAAGTATTTCAACATCATCTGTGTCTAATACCTTTTTAATTTCGTCCCAATCTATCTCTTTCATTTTAATATACAAATAAGAAATCGTTTACAAATTGTTTTGCTTTGTCCTCATCAAATGTACTCTTCATGAATCCAAAGATAGGATCTAATCTACGCATGTAGTCATCAAAATCACGATAATATGATGTATCATAACCAAATGGCGCATCAGTATAAACTATCTGTTTATAGATGTTGAGATACTCAGCAAATATATCTAGATAATTATCTACTTCATCCATTCCACATTTGCGTACAAATATATGCTCACTGAAATGATTACCCATCTCAAAGAATCTATATGATTCGTTTGATTTGGGTAGAGCACCACCAACAGAAAATAAATGATTCTCTACAGGATGTTGGAAATCAAATACTATGATAACCTTATCCTCAGAAAATCCCATTAAATCCATACCAAAACAAGGTGTATTCTTACCTGTTAATGGATATAATATGTGATTGTAGATTTGTGTCTTTTCATTATACACAAATGCTTCTCTGGTTCTAAGAAAATAACCACCACGATAGATGTTACCATCCATCATCATTTTACCTTCCCAGTGGTCCCAAACTGTATCTAGTTTGAGTTCTGGAAAGGTATTGAATAGTATCTCTCTGTAGTTACACCAGAGGTCTTTCACAGCGTAATATGGTCTCCAGTTTCATTGGGAAAGTTATCCCAAGCAGCATCAATGCCGCTGCCCGCCCAGGCATCCTCATTTAGTGGTTTTACTGTATATTGTGGATAATCCGTGATAGTATCAAGTTCAAGTACGGTGCTTTTACGATGTCCGTTAATCATCTTTTTTGCTTCTTTATACTTTTCAGCAAATCGTTGATGATACTGAATCCAGTCATCTATCTCACTAATTAAATCATCATAAAACTCTTTTGCTGTTTTATCCTCATCATTCAAATAATCAGAGATAACATCACCAAGACGGTCTCTACGTTGGTCGTTGTAAGATTTCATCATGTATGCCTCAAAAGATGGGTCTGGAATTAAGTCAGGGCGTCCTTCAATCGTCATAAATCAAACACTCAGGTTCAGATGGATTAGCGTCACAATATAGTTCAAGTGGAGTGGGATCGTGATGGTCTCCCGCTTCAATCTCTGCTTTGTGATGTTCTACATACTCTTCTAAATCGTGGAGTTCGCCTTCAATGTGGCGTCTTTGTTGTGGTGATGTAGTGGGGTCTTGAAGAATATCTTTATCCTTCTGAATATGCTGTTCGATACTATCCATTGTTACCCTCCTTAAGTTCTTCTAGTGTGTCTAAGAGATTGTCGTGCATTTGCATCATCTCGATACTATGTATCATCTCAGCAATCTGCTTCGCAACAATACTACGCTCACCTCGCGCAGCAAATGCTAGAGCATTGCGTAATGATTGTTCTGCTTCTTGTAGTGAATCTGTTACTGATTGTGATAGTGCCATTAAAGTTTGCCTCCAACAACGCCGCTATTGATAACGCGACTGTATAAATGTAATGTTCCTTCTTGTTCACATTTGAGATGCCATCGTGTCATATCGATGACAATCTCTCTTGTAAGACCGAACAAGAAATCTTTGCCAGTGTCCTTACGAACACTCTTCCACATAAATCGGGTTTCCTCTACATAGAAAGCATCGTCAATCCAATCTACTTCAGCAATTTCTGGATGTTCGTTAGTCATTAGGTAGTCCGTGTTCTTTTCTAATTCGTTTGACCTCTTGTTTCATTCTCCACATATCATAGTGTAGACGTGGTGCCATTGTCAAGATAAACCAGCGTCTCCTGACATTGACCCAGAACCATGAGAACCTTAATGATACCATACGAGCAGCGTTCTCATCTGTTACAATAAAATACACTGCGAGAGCAAATGCTGCGAGTACAGTATAGTATGCGGAATTATTCATGTAAATAATCCCATTTCTTTTAGGTATTGTAATGCTTCTTTCATACCACCAAGATGTCTATTACCATAAGCAATCTGTGGATATGTTGCTTCTATTCCAAACTCATCATGAAATGCTTTGTCATTGAAATGTTTCCCAACAAAATACTCATGAAACTCTCCACCTAATGCTTTCAAGAGTGCTGACATACGCTCACACTCCTGACTACCATTTGAATAGATAACTGCTGTTTTAGTCACGTTGCCTCCAATCATCAGGTTTATCTTGTTTGAACCAATCTACGATCTCATCAGCACCACTAAAACCCGTCTTGTAATTGGATGGGTCCGGGTCTCCTAACCCCATCCTATTCATAAAATCATCCATACTACCCTCCTGGATGTCTTGTGCTGCTTGTCGTCTTGCTTTGTTTAACCAGTCGCGGGCAGTAGTATATGACTTGGCAATTTTCTCTGCCCAAATCATATCATCTAGTTTAACTTCCTCCTTATTTGCAATCTTCTTACAGATGAACTCTAACCTTAGTCTGTATTGAGTGGATAGCATATTATTCGTCCGAGAGATAGTGCTCTAGTTGGTTAATCCTACTAAACTCCTGATACGCTGCTTCTGAGCGAAGGTGAAGAATATCACGCAGGTCATCCATAATAAATGTAGGATCAATACCATCTTCCAAGTATTTATCGAGTGCTTCCTTGAGATAGCGATACCTATGCCACTCAGGACTGTATGGTTTGTAGTTCATTGGTTTTTTAGAAATTTACGACACTTTTTAACCTCTTTCAATTCATCTTTAATCATTTGATACGCATCTTCAGCACTGATGCGTCGAGACATTTCCATGGCGGTAATAATCTCAACGCGAGTGCCAAAGTGCTTCAGTGCTTCTTCAAAGCAGTTAAGTTCCTCATACATAACGGGTCTCCGTGGCAGCAATACCTTTGACGAAGATGCAATCAATTACATCCTGAAGACGTTGCTCTGTACGCTGTCCATAGTTGGAGAACACAGGAACAGTGACAAAACCAGTCTTCTTACGGTAGAACTCACACTGACCAGCAGGGATTTTACCGGATGCAATATCAGCAGCATCATCTTTATCTAGGCGAATAACACGCCCGATGGTCTGTGCCATCTCGATGATAGGCAGACAACGGAGCATGATAGTATGCGTCAGACCAGGGCAGTTGATACCCTCAGCAAGGATGCTGTAGTGGAAGATGATAAACTTACGATTGGGATCTTGACCCCAAGCAGTAAGAGTGTTGAAGAACTCCTCACGACCAACTTTATGGTTATTCACATAAGCACCGTGCTTAGCAGTAATATGCAGCACATCATAACCCAGTTGAGAGAAATGATGACACACATCAGTTTTAGTCAGCAAACGCCACAGAACCTTGGTGTTAGGAGCAGCAACGAGGATTTTCTGAGCGTGGTCATCATCAAGGTCACGCACGATGTCAAGCAGCACCTGACGGTCATTGTCAGCAGCAGCGTGAGACTTTTGGCGAGCAAAATCTACCTTGTGAGCACTGATGGTAGGTGGCAGGATGCTACCGCTAGCAATCAGTTCAGGAGCAGGAACAGAGATAAGTTCCTCACCATAAACGTGATTGTTATTCATACCATTAGCGTAGGGAGAGCGGTGATAACGAGGAGTAGCAGTGAAGAAGTATGCTCGCTCAGCATTACCACTGACATCAGCAACAGCAGGGAAGAAATCACGACGCACAGAATTGTGTGCTTCGTCAAAGTATGCGTAATCAACATCAATCTCTGCCTCTACAATACGATGGAGAGACTGATAGGTGGTGAAGATCAGTTCGTGAATACCAGCAGTCTTACAGACTTTGTGGTGGCAAGCAATATCGTTTGCCTTGGTGCTACTATTGAAAGAAGTCTCACCGCTGTGAACGTGCATCACAGCAACATCAACAGTACCATTGAGAGCACTGTAGAACTCTTCACACAGTTGGTTAGCGAGAAGAATACGAGGAGCAACGACAACAATAGTCTTAGGGTTGATAGCAGTCAGAAGACGACGCTCAACATCCTTGATAGCAATCAGAGTTTTACCACCACCAGTAGGGATGATAATACGACCGTGAGTAGATGCCTGCATGGCATCGAGAGCACGTTCTTGATGAGCACGGAGACGCATGGGATAACCACGAATGTCCATACAATATAAACCCCCTCACAGGATGCTGCAAGGGGGTGTGTGACAGTTTATAAACTGTCTTTAATATGTTGACTATTCTGTGATTCCATGTATATTTTCATGGTTTGCGTATTTTCATCCTCCCATCTCAACTTAAATACCACATTATCAATAAATTGTGGAACATTTAGTTGTTTAATTACGTCTAGTTGTTCTTCGTCTAGACATTTATACTTTATGATACGTTCAATGAACTTATCTGTGTGTTCCGCCGGAATACCAAACTCTACACAGAAAAAATTAAAATTAACTGTGGAGAATTGGATCGAAACTATTGCTTGATTAAAACACTCAGTTAGTAATGCTAACAGATTGTTACCTCTTTTGTACCTTTCCAGTAAAGGTTGCCAGTATTGTTGCAACAACTCTGGTCTAATCATGGCATGGAATCCATACTTAACTGGAGTGTCATGATTGACAGAAAATGTTGCATAATATGGTCCAACATACTCAAATTGTTGGACTAAAAATTGTATTTGATAATCATTTAACTGACATCTGTCATAAAATGATGATAATTCTTCATCAACAAGTGTGACTGGTGGTGCTCCTTGAGGCACATATGTTGGGATTACATAACTAAATCCTTCCAAATTAGAATCGTCATATAATTTTTTACCAGTCCAAGAAATCATTAGTCCACCATGAATATCTAAGACTGGGTATCTATTGAATAGATATCGAATATATTCAGTATGTCTATACACATATGAACCATAATGAGAAGCACCAACATGTAATGCTCCTACTGTAGTAGAACATGTAATTATTTCTTTTTTCTCAACATCTAATTCATACAAAAGCATAAATGTTGAGTTTTTCAAATTTTCTAATTTTTGTGTTTTTTCAATAAATTCAGAATATTGAATAATTGCTTTTTCTAAATTTTCAGGATTATCAAATTCTAGAGTTATTTTTTGTTCGTCCATATGGCGGACAGACTCTTTAATTTGTTCCTTTTTTCTTTTCGTTGGTAAAGACATAATTAAAATCGGGTGACACGGCAAAAAATTTCACATACAAATAGTTCTCATCTTCAAGTAATTCCTCTTGCATTGGAAACCAATGTTCATATGCTTCAGTTACTTGCTCCAAGTTATCTAGTAAGACATATGCTTCTCTACTATCAGGAGCGGAATTGATTAAAACATTTAATACTTCTACTGGTGTCTTATCAGCATACCAGTCAAACATATCATCAGACCTAGTGGGTTCATCTAATATACCAATACATTTTAGATGAACAACCCATTTGCCAGATAATTTAGCAAACATTGATGTTAAATCTTTTTCAGTGAATATATTATTTTGAAATTCTAAATTAATCATAATCCTTCTACAATCTCCTGAGCTTCAGCATTATGACGAGAATCTTCAATCACTTGAGTTAGAATATCACTAACAGTAAATCCAAGATTAAACTCAGCAAGTTTTTCATCCATACCCGCTAGTTTAGCATCTAAATAAGCAATTGCATCTGTCCATTCCTGTTCAGTTTCTAATGGATTTTGCTCTACAATATTTTGGAAATCTTCCATCTGTCTCATTGCTTCATTCATATCTCCAGATAGAGATTGAATTCTTTCTGCTGACATGTTTTGTTCAACAAAAACTGGAATTTTCATATCACTCAAAACTTTAAGTATTTCTAGTTTTGTCGAGGCATTAACAAATCCCCTCACCATAGAGTCAATTCCGGTTTGCATAAATGCTGGACCTAGTTCATTCATTAATGAACCATCAACATTCATATAATTTTTAAGAATATCAAACTGCGCTACAGAATCTGGTGCTACTGGCAAAACAATATTTGCAAAATCATATGGATATGCGGTCTGTTCTGTAAGTGATCTCAATTCTGCTCTATAGTCAATCCATTTTTGTCTTTCTTCATCACTGATTGGGAAGTCAATCAACATATACTTATCAGAGTCTCTTAATAACTCATTTCTAATTTCAACTAACCTGGTGGCAACAAGTGGTCTATCACCAACAGTTACCATCACATTATTATAAAAATCGTCAATAGATTCAATTATAAATTTAGAGTATGCATCTTTAAAAAAATTATAAAGATAATCTCTTTCTTCTACAGTTACTTCCTTGCGATATACCTTATCACGATATTCTCTAGTTCTAAAGTCAAAAACATGCTTAAGCATTTCACACTCATACTGTATATTACCATCATCATCGCTCGTTACTCTATAAGTATATAATTTATCATTCTCATTTGTCCATTTGCTGTCAAGATTCTCCATCACCCATGTTACTTGATCAGAAGACATCAAATGATTTCTTTGACGATAAGTAACATGACTACCCATTTGCCCTAAAGTGGGCAAATGCTGTATTTTGATTGATAAAATACTAGTCCAGGATGAAGTTACAGACATTATATTATTGTACAGTTCTTGGCATATGAGTATTTAGTATGCTTTAATCATCCACTTAAGTCTAAAGTAGTTCGAGTTAATTGGAATTTGTTCAGCATTTCTGACATAAAATTGTAAAGCATTATCAAATTTATTCCTACTAGCATTTGACAATTTGATTGTAGTAGTTTCTAAGAAAACATTTAATGTAGGGGCAGTACCACCAGCTGTAAAGTTTAAGTTAATATTCTTAGTGTAAACTGGTTGTTGGTCTGAATCACCATATAAATCACCATGATTACCAAAATCTCCAGTACCAGTATTATTACCAGAACTGGAACCACCTTCACCTAAAGCATGAGAGTGTGGTCTTCCAGCATCACCAACAGCATATGTTGGTCCCTCTAATACCTGTCCACTATCACCCTCAGTAGAATCAAAACGTGGACTAATATCACCAGAACGTGTACAAGCAGAGTTAGCAGGATATGTAGCTACACCAACTGCAACACCAGTATGAATATGGGGTGGAGTTGTTGCTGTGGTTGCTGCTGTCAGTGGTCCAACTCTCATTGTAAAGTTACCAACAAAATTTGTTTGACAGAGTGCTTCTGCTTCCGTCCACCCATCAGTTCTATATGTACCAAGAGTAAATGTAGCGGGGTCTAAAGTACCAGCAGTACCATCATCTTGTCCAGATATATTTGGTGAGCCCGGTGGTAACTGTCTAGATCTTTCATAAACATATACACCACCAGTTGTTCCTGGCACATTTCTGTCACCACCACTTTGCCCATCAGCACCATATAAAGGTATGACGCTAGTTCTGCCAGTCCTGCTATCAACAGCACCAGTTCCCATCATCTTTTTACCATATGGATTTGGTAATTTAAATTGAGTAGAAGTTTCCCCAAAACTACCACCTATTATTTCATATAATAAGGGGAAGTCCGCCTTATCTAACCACTGCCCTCTAAGTTCAACCCAACCAGGGAATCTATTATTTTCAAGTAACCATTTTGGTGATTGATATACAGAAGTATCTACCCAATCTACTGTTCCGTCAGCAACTGCTGCGGGGAAATTTTTACTTAAGAAATTTGCATTTTGTACATAATTTGGAGCTGAAGAACTAGGACCCAAAACTGATGATGTATTTGAAGCATTGTTAATTGCTCCATTTCTTCCTACTTTCCACTGAGTTAGGTCATCACCTTGGGTCGAATCATTTGTATCGACAAAATCTCCTGGTTTTGGTACACAAATTACTGTTCCAACAGCAGCACCAGTTTTTCCAATTTCATCACTATAAAATACAGGAACAATGGCTTCAGGAACAATTTGCAATTCAACCGATAC